TTTTTACCTTTTGGGGTAGATGGGGCCAACTTTTTGATCAAAAAAAATTGCCTTGTAACTTGTTGGATTTATGGAAGTTGCGAAAAAAGTTTCTATCTTGGGCAATTTTTTTCTTGACTTTGTGTTCAAGATCGGTTATACTGTAGTACATGATCGAGAAAAACACAAAGGGGGCAGCGAAAATGAAACAGACCAGGACCATGGAAACCAAATGGGAAAAAATCGCCAGGGTGTTCAGCAAGAGGGCCACGGTGCACGTCAACACCAAGACGCTCAATTGCACCACTGACGGCAACACCATTTACCTTCCGGCCAACGCAGACAAGTTCAAAGGTGAGGATCAGGCGGTCATGGAAGGTCTGTTGGATCACGAGTGGGGCCATGTCGAGCAAGAGGAGATTTACAAGGCCAAGGGACAGACCACTCCACTTCAGTTCATAGACGGTCAGACCGCAAAATACAAAGCGGTTTTCAACGCACTTGAGGACAACAGAATTGAGCGTGGCCTCAGCGCACGTTATCCGGGTGTGGCCACCAACCTTCAGGCCATGAACAAGAAGCTGGTTGGCGATTTGATCCGGGAAATGGCCGCCAACATAGATAAGGTCAACCCCAACTACATCATCACCATCGGCATTTCCTTCCGGGCGGTCAGAATCGACACCAGCTGGATGCCGGAATCATACAACATCATCCTGGACGGTCTTCAGGCGGAAATCAGCCAAGTTAACCGCACAGAGACACCGGCAGAGGTTGATGAGTTGACCCGCAAGATCATCACCCGGTTAGGCAACATGAAGGATGAGCTGGGACAGAACCAGGGCGATGGCGACCAGGAGCAGGGCGACAAAGAGCAGGGCAACACTGAGCAGGATGAGCAGGGCCAGGCCGGTGATGAGGGCGATGAAGAGCAGGAGCAGGACGGAAGCGGACAGGCCGGTGATGAGGGCGATGAAGAGCAGGAGCAGGACGGGGAAGCGGGCCAGGACAGCGACCAGGACAGCGACCAGGAGCAGGACGGGGAAGCGGGTCAGGACAGCGTGGACGGGGATGCCGGTGAAGAGCAGGACAGCGACCAGGAGCAGGACGGGGAAGCGGACAGCAACCAAGCCCAGAGCGGTCAGGGCCAGGGCCAGGACAGCGACCAGGACGGGGAAGCGGACAGCGATGATGGCGACAACAACGGAACCACAGACGGTCTGCCCCAGGCCACTCAGGATGCCAAGGACATTTTGGAGCGGGTGGAAAAAGAGCAGCCCAAGCAGACTGAAACCGACCTGATGGACCGGATCAAACAGGAAATGAGCGACAAGGCCATCAACATGGCGGGTCGCAGCCAGGACCACATACCGCATCCGATGGCGATGGAAAATGACGTTTGGGACAAGCAGACCCACACCAGCCCTGAAGACACCTATCTGGAAGGATATGCCCGGATGAAACAGGATGCGGGCAAGGCGGTCGGAGCACTCAAGAGCAAGCTCAGCACCCTACTCAGGATCAAAGCTCAGTCGGTGAGGATTGGCGACCAGGAGCAGGGCCAGATTGATCCTTCAGCCCTTTACAGCGCCAAGACCGGAAACAAGAGGGTGTTCAGCCAGGTAAAGCCGGGACAGAAGCTGGATGTTGCGGTCAGCATCCTGGTGGACCAGAGCGGGTCCATGGGCGGTCGTGAGAACAGGATTGGACACGCTAAGGTCAGCATGGTCGCCATCGCAGAAGCACTCAACAGCCTGGGCATCAATTTCGAGGTTTGCGGCCATCACACCAAAAGGTTCGGAGTTGGCCTCAGTGAAAGGCAGATTCAGGGCCAGATGAAATATTACAACAGGTTTGTTGGGGTGGTCCACTATGTCCACAAGGGGTTCGGGGAAAAGCTCAACGCCACTGCCAAGACCAGGATTGCGGCGATGGAGACAGCCGGATGCAACGTGGATTCAGAAGCGATCATGCACACTGCCAAGCGGCTGGCGGCCCAGCCCCAGCAGCGCAAAGTTCTCATAGTCCTGAGCGATGGCAAGCCCAACGTCAGCATCGGGGACAACCACAAGCAGTGTCAGGCCACCAAGGACGTTGTGAAGCAGGTGTCTGATGCAGGCATCGAGGTTTATGGCCTGGGAATCCAGACCGATCACGTCAGGAATTTTTACCCTGATTGGGACGTGGTCAACAACGTCGATGAGATGCCTGCCAGGCTGTTCAAGATGATTCGCAAATACCTCATGGCGGCATAAGGAATACACAAGAGGGGGCACGGAGATGATCAATAACACAGACAAGATAACCAAGCTGGCTGATGCCACAGGTTGGAAGTTCATGGCGCTTAGGAAAAAGACTATCAATGCCATCAAGGAATATCGGGCCATCAATGGCGTTGATTTGAAAACGGCCAAGGATTGTGTGCGTGCTTGGCAAGAGTGGGTGTTCACGGAATATCCGCATTGGGAGTGGATGATATGGGCCATCGGGGCGGATTCCGATGTCCAGACGGCTGCCGAGTTGTTTTTGAAAATTGCTCCCAACGATGATATGGGAATCGGCTGGCACCGGGATCAGGTTGTTGCCTTCCAGGAAGCGTGGCACCGGGATGGTGCAGCTGGTTGGGGAGTTGGGGTGCCGAAAAAGGACCGGCCCACACCATCTAACAAGATCACCGGAAGTGTGGAGCAGATGAGGGCTGCGCTTCAGAAAAGGGGATGAGGTCATGCCATCAATAGATAAAATCAGGCAGATGCTTCAGCAATCGGAAGCGGCCAGGACCGGGAAGCGGGAAGGGATTGTTGAGAGCAAGGCTGTTCCGGCTGCAATAATCGGGGTTGTGCTCCTGGTCATAGATAAGATCACCATTGCCAAGTGGCGCAAGAAGATTGATTTTCACGAGGGTGGCGGTGATATAGCCAAACAGCGGGTGAACATCCGAGATGCCATGTTCAGGTTCGGCAAATACAAGTATGCTTCACTCAAGTGGTTGGCCTTGAACAAGCCTGATTATTTACACTGGATGCTGGATAAGGCGGACATGTTCAAGGATTCAGAGGACATGCTCAATTTGATCAGAGCAGCATTGGCGTGGGCGGAAAAGTCCGGGGACCAGAAGCAAAAGTGTTTTGGCGAGTTCAGCCAGGAAGCAGCTGACATGGTCGGGTTGAAGTGTAATTCTGGTGAGTGTCAATTTTATTATGCTTGCCAGAGCCACAGGCCGGTTAAGGTGTATGCGGCATTGGTCAGGGAATTTCAGAATGCGGCGAAGCGGGGTGAGATGGCTGCTGATGAGGCACTCCGGGCGGCGGCGGAAAAGCACTGGCCGGGAATCCCTGACAGCAAGTATGATGAATACATGAATGAAGCAATGAATTATGTGAGCAAAAAATAATCAAGTGGAGGGTCCGAAAATGGGCAAAGATGAAGCAGACAAGCTGTTTGAAAGTAATTACAGATTGATACGTGAAAAGGCAAAAAGGCATGCCAGGAACGTCCGACAATTTGACGGTGCCACCTTGTTTGAAGACCTGGTTCAAGAGGGTTTGCTTGCAGCGTGGACAGCACTTCACAATTATGATGAAGAAAAGGCCAAGATTGGCACATTTACGGGGAATGTCATCTGGCGCCATCTTCAGGGTGTGTTGGGGCGTGAGCTTGCCCAAAAGCGGATTCCTCATGTCTGGAGGTTTGACACTCATGATGGTTGTTGGGTGTACAAGCCGCACACAGATTCACAGAGGTATGACGAGCAGGACTGGTTGGGCGAAAGGATAACAGCAAACAGCGTGTATTCAAATCGGCTGCAAGACTTGGACCCAACAATGTGCGATTATATCCTTGATATGTCGCCCACACCTGATCAGATTCACGATTGGGGCGAAGATGAAAAAATCATGGCATTGCTCCGATTGAGAGTGCTGTACAGGCTGCGGGGCCGGGACGGGCAGGTGTTTATGGCCAAGCTCATCCCTGCTGACCCTGATGATAATAGCAATGTTAAAATAGCGGGCGATTTATCCTTGACTGTAAATCAGGTCAATTATTCTTTGGCCAAAATAAGGGGGGTGGTCAATGAAGTGATAGCCATTGACAAATAAGAGGGCAGATGGACAATAATTTCAAGGGAACAAACAAAAAAACTATGGAGGTGACAAGATGAGTGACGACAAAACAGTGCCGGCGTGTGCCGGACTACATGAGGCCAGCGACACGTGTGATGGCAACGATTCCACCGGGGAAAAGGCATGTGCCTTCAGGCAGAGTTGCCTGTCCATCACGGCGGTGGTTGCTGAGCAGGGTCTGGCTGAGACCCAGGTGGCCGATTGGCTGGCCGAGCAGGACGTGGATGAGGTCGTGAAGAACGGCACAGCCATGTTGGAGGGCGGTGAGGCCGCTGAAGCGGAAAGCACCACCGAGGATGCCGGGGACGGCGATGAGGCCGGGGACACCGAGCAGGAAGGGGACACCGAGCAGGAAGGGGAAGCGGACACCACCACCGATGAGGCCACGGAAGGGGAAGCGGAAAGCACCACCGATGAGGGCGGTGAGGCCGCTGAAGCAGAGCCTGGGCCACCCAAAAAGAATGTGCGCCAGGAACGTCTTGAAGCCATGATGCCCAGGATTGACGCCATGGCGGAAATCATCGCCAAGGCCAACGGGACCGTGGTCAAGCCGGAAAAGGGTGAAGCTGAGGCCGGGCAGATGTACCTTCACGACAGGTTGCTGCCTTCCGGCTATTCCACCCTGTACTTCAAGACGGAACGTGGCCGTGACAGGTCCATCGTGTCGTTCAGGCCCAAGACCAGGAAGGACACGATGGATGTCCAGGTGGCGGGCGTGCCTGACAAGAAGTGGAACCAGAAAGAATGGAAGGATGGATGGTTCACCCATGCGGTCGTGGACCTGGAGACCAAGGATGAGGCCAAGCTGGCCAAGGAAATTGGCGCCATGGTCAAATCCGGGAAGATCGACATCAGCGTGATTGAGCCACCTGCGCCACCGGTGAAAAAGGCGGCTGCCAAAAAGGCGGATACCACCAATGACACCGACAACGACAACGCCAAGAACAAGGCACCGGCGAAAAAGGCGGCTGCGAAAAAGGCACCGGTGAAAAAGACACCGGCGAAAAAAGCGGCGGCCAAAAAATAAGGGGCCAGGGCACCAATCCGTGAAAGGCACACGGACCGGGGCCAGCACTCCGGGATTAACAACCCAGGGTGCTGGCCCTTTTCCATTTTGGGGGTGGTAGTATGAAGTGTGTAATAATTGGGACCGGAATCAGCGGCCAGGTAGCATCCATGGTCTTGAGAAGGTTCGGGCATGATGTGATTGCCATTGGGCCAGACAGTGGCGATTTTTTCAAGGGCGGTCTGAAATATCTTCACTGGTCAAGGCACCTGTATGCTGCTGTGGTGCATTACAAGATCGGTCATGATTTCGAGCAGATCCAAGGCGGAATTTTCTGGAAGGGTAAAATTCACCCATATCCAGAGTTCATGAACCGGGTCCGGGACCGGGCTGAGACCATTCAGCGGCTTCATTATGAAAAGACCAGGGGGGCAACGGAAGGGTGGACGGCCAAGTGCATGAATGATCCTGGGAAGGATCACTCAAAGTCTTTGGTCATAAAGCCAGCAGATTTGACCAGAGCGGCATTTGCTGGTATTGATGTGTGTACTGCTATGGTTGACAGCGTTGACTTGGCAGGGCACACCATAAGGACAAAATTTGACAATTTCCATTTTGACGTTCTATTCACATCCATCCACGCCACAGCCTTTGGACGGCTGGCCGGTCTTGATTTTCCTGAGTTGCGCAATGGACATATCGGATTATATCAAGTGGATTATTCAGAGCCACCCACGTGGACCGGGCCGGATTATATCTATACACCGGCGCAGAAGATGGTGTCCAGGATCAGCCATGACAAGAGCACCAAGCACTTTTGCGCTGAAGTTCCACAGCCTTTTGGGACTAATGATTTTGATGCTACATCCATTGTCAAGGATGAGGTGAGTCATGTCCTGGGGCGTGAAATCGGAATAAGTAAACAGGGAAGGATAAAGGGCCACATCATCGAGGCAGGGACCGGGCCGGAATATCCTGACTGTGTGATTCCTATTGGGCGTTATGCCTCATGGAATTCACGAGAAACAGCAGACGTTGTCGCTGAAAAGGTTGGAGGTTGGTGCGATGGAATTTGATGACGTTTGGGAACGCCAAGCAGAACAACAGGCGAAGCTGGGAATTGATCCCAGCACAATGACAGGTGAAGAGCGGCACAGAGTCCTTGCTGATTTACTTTTGGGGCTGTATGAAGAGGTCACAGAGTTGAAGCGTGATCTGATACCGAAATTTCACCAGTTGAAGGCAGAGCAGGATGTGCCAGGAAATGCCGTGGATCAGTGCGTTGATGCGTTCAAATACGTGTTGGCGATTGCCCAGGCCATCGGGGTGACCCGGAAGGAATTTTTACAGGCATTCTTTGAAAAGTCAAATCTGGTTGACAAGCGTTGGCATGCGGAGTTGATGGACTTGAAAGAGTCAACCAATGTCGTGGTCACCGACCTGGACGGGGTGGTGGCCGATTTTTTTGCCCAGTTTGACGTATTCTGTCAAGGCCAGACCGGGAAGGGATATGTGCAACTGAATCAAGCCCAAAGGGAAGCGGTTGCGATGAAGTATTATCAGGACGGCATGTTCAGGGAAACAGGAATCATTGATGGCGCACCGGCTGCCCTGAACAGGATTAAACAGGCCGGATTTAAGTTGGTGGTGATAACGGCCAGGCCATATCACAGGGTGCGCAGAATAGCCACCGACACCTATCATTGGTTGGGGAAGCACGGAATCAACCCGGACATGATCTTGTGGTCCAAGGACAAGTCCGGGGCGGTCTGGGAAAGTGTACACCCTGCCAAGGTTGTTGGGTTCATAGAAGATGACCCCAAGCATGCGTTGGATTTGGCACAGGACGGGATCAACGTGCTGTATTTCAAGAGTCCGATTTCAGATGATTTGCCGGACCACGATTGTCTGAAGCCGGTCGTGAACTGGGCTGAGGTGCTCAAAGCCATCGGCCTGGAATGACAATATTCAAGTGGAGGTTACAATAATGGAACCAAGAGTCAAGTTGGTGAGCAACACCAATGATCCGCTGGAAACACTGTACATCATATGGTGGGCCAGCAAGTCGGAAAATCCGCTGTTGACGGTGGATGAAGTGAAGGCCGGGAAGCGTGACCCGGATGACCCGATGGGCGATGATGGCCTGTTGGAGTTGTTCAGGAAAGTTGTGGCCCAACAGATTCCGGTCAGTGAGTCCATATATTTCAACTTCATGATGGAAGGTGTGAGCGTCAGTTGGCGTGAACAGGCGGTCCGTCATCGGGTCGGTCACAAGCATGATGATCGGATCGGAGTTGACCTGATACCTGACCTGACAAGCTCCAGTTGGTGGAGTCAGTCGATGCGCATCCAGGACATGGGCCAATTCGCCACCAATGGCATGTATCGTATTGCCAACACCATCCGTCAAATGGGCTGGACCAACCCTGAGTTGTACAAGCTATACAACGACACCATGAAGGACATTGAGTCAGCCTACAACCGGCTGGTTGAAGCCGGGGTGCCGATGGAGGATGCCCGTGACCTCATCCCGTTGGGAGCGCAGCACCGGATCAGCTGGACGATGAACATCAACAGCATGCTCCATATTGTGGGCAAGCGGTCCTGCTGGATACTCCAGTTGGGGTTGTGGGGGCCGGTTATCCGGGGGATGGTCAAAGAGTGCTCCAGCAAGGTTCACCCGATATTCGCAGAGATGGCCACGCCACCGTGCCTGTCCGGCGACAAGTTCAAGGGGTGCAAATACGAGCACGAAAATGAGCGGCGTGTGTCTGGTGAAGATGCCTTGCCGGTCTGCCCGATGTATGCCAACCTGGTTGCTGGGCTTGATCCGGCTGAGGTGGAAAGCGGATTCAACCCGATGGGCAAACAGCGCATTGGTGAATATCAGGACTATTGGCGGCGTGACCCGTGGACCGGGAAGCGGCTGGCCGCAAAATAAAGGGGGAAGGAAATTGAGCAAAAGTTTGATGAACACAGTTGATCGCATGCCGTTCACCGTGGTGGCGGCTGAAGGGCATTACATCACCACTTCAGATGGCAGACGGCTGTTTGACATGTGGAATGATGAGGGAGTCAATTCACTGGGGTGGAACACCGGGCTGCTGCTGGGAGCCATCATGAAGTTCTTTGGGGAAAAGAGGCCGCACCAGTTGGCTGACATCTACCCCAATGACATCAGATCACAGTGCGCAGACATGTTGTGCCAGGCCACCAGGATGGACAGGGTGTTTTTTGCTAATTCCGGGACGGAATCATATGAGGCGGCGGTCAAGTTGGCCCGCAAGCACCATCATGACCGTGGGACCGGGAAGCGAAGCATTGCCACCTTGGCCGGGAATTTTCACGGCAGGACCGGGTTTGCGATGGCGGCCAGCGATGCCAGTGATTCACCATATCACAAGATCGGCTATGACCCGATGCCGGAAGGATTCTATGTGGTGGAAAGTTTGGACCAGATCAAGGTGGGCGAAACGTGCGCCTTCAGCATGGCCACCATCCTGGGCAATAACGTGGTCCACACCTACAGCCGGGAGTGGTTGTTGGAGGTTCGCAAGTTCTGCTCTGACAATGACATCCTGCTCATATTCGATGAAATCCAGGTCGGCATGGGTCGCACCGGCGATTTCACAGCCTGGCACAACATCGGCGGCGATGCGCTCAAGCCGGACATCATGACGATGGGGAAGGGGATGGCAGCCGGATTCCCGATGGCGGCGTGTCTTGCCAAAGAGCACGTGGCGGTGACCTTCACCCCTGGCACCCACTTCAGCACATTCGCAGGGAGTCCGTTTGCCTGTTGGATGAACACTCTTGTCCTGGAGTATCTGGATGAGCACATGTGTGATATCCGGGACCGGGGCAATCAAATCCGTGAGGAAATGAAAGAGCGGGTTGACCAGGGCTGGATCAACGAGTTTGATGGAATGGGAATCCATTGGGCATTCACTCCTGACTGGGATGCCTATGATGGATTTCAGTTCTGTGAAGAGATGATCCGTCAGGGAGTCGTCATGGCCACCTGGCGCAAGCATGGCCCAATCAGATTCTGTCCGCCTTTGAACATATCAGAGGATGAGCTGTCCATGATCTTTGATGCCATGGACCGGGCGGAATCCGCCTTGAGGAAATAAATCATGATCCTGGTAGTTGAGGGCATCAACGGGTCTGGCAAGACCACGCTGTGTAAGTCCTTGTCCAAGTACACGTCCTGGCCGATCTTGAGAGCATTCAGGCGGCCAGGGCGCAACTTCCAGGAGCAGGTGGCAAAGCTACAGTCCATTGGAGTTCCGGTCAACACCTATGTTGAGGACATGTTCATGGCCGAAGCACTGGGCACTACCAAGGCAAATGTGATTTTGGACAGATCACTTCCGTCTGGAATTGCTTATGGGGTGTTGAACGGCGATTTCCAAGAGGATGATCCAAGGCTCAAGCATTGGGTTGAATTGTGGCAGGAAAGTCTTTTGGTTGGTGGCGGCAAGGTCGGCTACATATACTTGGGGTGCACCAGGAAAGAATCAAAAGAGCGTTGCCTGCATGGAAAATTCCCGTTGGCCGGGAAAGAGGAATGGTGGACGGTTGCCACGCAACTTGATCGTGTCTGGAATTGGGTGGAAATACCCAAGCTGAGCATTGACACCAGCGGATATGGCGAGACTGTGACACTTGAAATCGCCAAGAGGTTTGTTGATGAGCACAAAAGAGCAAATCAGGCGAATGCTTCAAAAGGGAAGCGGCCAAGAAAAAGATGCGCTTGTTGTGGACGATGAGCCGGATGCGCCTATTGAATCTGACCATCACACGCAATATTCTGCCATCCTTCCGCAAGGGGACAACTTGCCGGATGCCAGGCTCAAGTTCGGGCCGCATAAGGGGCAGTTGGTGTCTAGGCTTGCCAAGACGGCTGATGGCGTTCATTACTTGATCTGGTTGCTTGAAAATGAGTATCCAGCAGAATTGAAAGAGGTCATTGCTGCGCACATCAAAATGCATGGTGATGATGGATTCAAAGACACAGAAATACACCATATGCTGATGAGCCCTGGTGAGATAAAAAAGGGCATCAGCGAGTTCGGGCAACAGCTTCAAATTATGGGACACAGCCCTGAAAAGTTCGGGGACGTTCTGAAGCACTTTCCAAGGTTGCCCAAAGATGAGAGGATGTAATGCCACCACTTCATTTTCACGCACACCTACACACTGAGTTCAGCCTGTTAGACGGCGTGGGCCGGGTCACCGATCTTATGGAGCGTGCCAAAGAGTGCGGCCATGAAAGGGTGGCCATGACCGATCACGGATCAATGCGGGGCGTGTATAGATTTCACAAGGCAGCCAAGGCGGCGGGCATAAAGCCGGTTTATGGTTGTGAGTTGTACATGACCAATGACCGGCGCAAGCGGGAATTGCCTGAAGAGGTCAAAGCACAGGCCAAGGACATACCAGCCGGGCAGAGGCGTGAATTCACCAAGCAAAAAGAGGCGGAATTGGGGATCAGCGAAACATGGCACTTGTGCGCTTGGGCCATGAATGAAGTTGGTCTGAGCAATCTGTTTCAGATGACATCGGAAGGTTGGTACACCGGGCTGAAAGGGAACAGGCCACGTGTTGATTGGGAGTTGCTTGAAAAGTACAATGAAGGGGTGTTGGTCGGGACGGCGTGCGTGAGCGGGATTGCTAACAAGTTCTTGCTCAGTGGGGAATACAAAAGGGCAGTGCGCCAATTGAATCGTTTGCTTGAGATATTTGGCCCAGATCGGGTGTATGGTGAGGTCATGCCCAATGAGATTACAGGGCAGGATGAAGCCAACAAGCAGACGTTGAAATGGGCAAAGCAGTTCGGATTCCGACCGATACTCACCAATGATGTTCACTATCTCAGGCCGGATGATTGGTACCAACAAGAGGTGCTGATGTGCCTCCAGTTCAAGCAGGTGCTCGCAGACAGGTCCAGGTTCAGATTTGACACGCATGATTTCTGGTTCCGCAGCCCCAAGGAAATGCTTCAGGCGGTCCGGGATTATCACCCATGGATAACCAAGGCTCAAAAATTCGAGATGATGGCCAATTCCGTGGATCTGTCTGAACGGTGCAATGTGGATTTGAAGCTGGACAAATTTGCTTGTATCCTTCCCGATGTTGATGTGCCACCGGGCATGACGGAAAAGCAATATATGATCCGGCTGTGTAAGGATGGGTGGCAGTGGCGGAACGTGCCAGAGCGGGCAAAGAGGCTGGCCAGACGGCGAAATATAAGCCATGAAGCTGCACTGAAAATCTATTCAGACCGGCTGCCCATGGAATTGAGGACCATCTTTGGAAGCAACTTTGAGCGTTATTTCTTGATTGTCCATGACTTGTACAAGTGGGTCAGGAAGCAGGAAATGACGGTGGGACCGGGGAGGGGATCAGCGGCGGGGTGTCTTGTTTCCTTCCTGTTGGGAATAACATCTGTGGACCCCATTGAGCATGATTTGCTTTTTGAGCGGTTCATGAGTCCGGGCCGGATTGACATGCCTGACATTGATATGGATTTTGAAGATGTGAGGCGGCAAGAGGTCATTGACTACCTGATGAAAAAGTATGGTCCTGAGAATACATCGTTGATCGGGACCATTGGCACATTGAAGGGGAAGCAATGTTTGCGGGATGTGTCGAGGGTGCACCAGATTCCGGCTAATAGGGTGGCCGGGGTCACTGGCAGCATTGTTGAGCGTTCATCTGGTGATGAGCGGGCCAGCCAAACCGTTGAGGATTCATTCAAGGAATTTAAGGTGTGCCAGGAGTTCAACAAGGACTATCCACACATATTGCCGTTGGTTATGTCATTGGAGGGCCAGGCACGCCAAAAGGGCGTTCACGCAGCTGGTGTGGTCATCAGCCCATCGAAGCTATCCGCCATCGTGCCAATGGAGGTTCAGAAAACAGACAAGGGTCTGACGCCATGTACAGCGGTTGATTTCTGGGGAACGACAGATTTTGGCTTGCTCAAGCTAGATGTGTTGGGGCTGAGGAATTTGTCGGTGATCGGTGACTGCTTGTCAGCGGTCAAAGAGCGTCACGGGAAGGTTGTTGACCTTGAGGCAATGCCGATGGATGACCCCAAGGTGTTCCAATCCTTCACAGACAGACAGTTTGCTGGAATATTCCAGTATGATACCACATCGATGTTCAACTTGGCTGAGGCCATCACATTCGATTCCTTTGAAGGTGTTGCTGCCATGAATGCGTTGAACAGGCCGGGCACATCGAGGTCCGGGCTGGCGACAAAATACATTGAACGGAAAAATGGCAAGGCGTGGAGCAAGACACATCCCATATACGATGAAATCACCAAGGCCACATATGGAATCATTGTGTATCAAGAACAGGTTATTCAGATATTCAAACAGATCGGTGGTTATGAGCCATCCACGGCGGATTCCTTGCGGAAGGATATTGCGAAAAAGGCTGGGGTGGAGGTTATCACCAAGGAAAAGACCACATTCATGGAGGGGGCAGCCAAGCACGGCATGTCTGATAAAAAGGCCGGTGAGCTGTTTGATTCCATTGTGTTCTTTGGTTCGTATGGTTTTAACAAGTCGCACGCAGTAGCATATGCGGCCATTGCCTATTGGGAGATGTGGCTCAAGGTTTATTATCCGGTGGAATTTATGTGGGCACTACTCAAGCATGAGCCTGACCCGGAAACGGCTGCCAGGACTATTCAAGAGGCGGAACGTTTGGGAGTTGAGATCATCAAGCCTCACATCAATCACTCCAACAAGCACTTCAGGATAGATGAGCATGGCCGGATCATATTTGCTCTGAATAAGATCAAATGGGTCACAGACAAAGGCATCGAGAAAATAGTCAAGGAACGTGACGCAGCCGGTGAGTTCATATCATTTGCTGATTTCAGGAAGCGGGTTGGGAAATCATATGTCAATAAGCGGTCTGTTGAGAATCTAGTCAAGGCCGGGGCGTTTGTCGGGCTGATTCCAAATGTGAAATTCTTTTTGGAACAAATTGAAGATGTCCTCAAGGCGTGCGATAAACGTGATTATGACAGGGTTGATCGTATGCTGGAGCAATCGGCCAGTGATGAGGATTACTCGCCAGAGATGTTGACCCGCATGGCGATAGATGTATGCCCGTTGCCTGTGGACAAACATCCGGTTGAATTGTATCATGAGTTGTTGGATCAGTTCGGGGATCATATCAAGTTTCAGCCGTTGGATGCCCTGGATTGGGACAGCGGTGATGCGTTTATCCGGGGCCAGATCATTGACCTCAGATACAATCAGGTGGGTGACTTTCACACCACAGAGCCGGATCAGGCGGAAAAGGACCGGATTGGTTGGGGGAAGCGATACAGCAATTTCAACCTTCAAGATGAGACGCACATCCACTGGCGGATCAAGCTGGACATTGATAAATTTGATGAGTTCAGGCCCATCATAGAAAAGGGCGTGGGAACATGCGTGGCCATGAAGGTGTCGTTGTTCGCCAAGTCGAAAACAATGCAAGTTCAGTTCATGGCTGACTTGGACGAAATGGAACGCAAAATGGATGAAGCCAGGGCGGCAGGAAAGCCGGAATATTCAACCCTGAATCCTTTTGAATTGTATTTTATCCAAGACCCATTGGAATCGCACCGGGAAGCGGCCATCAAGGTGATGGTGAAAGAGGGATATGAGGCCATCAGCATTGAGGAATCAAGGCGGGGCCGGAAGCTAACCAAGAGTGAAAAGCTGGACATGCTTGAGGAATGGCAGAAGCAGGGGAAGCTATTGGTCATTGCCAATCCATGTAAACGTCTGGCCAAGGCCGCATTTAACAGTGAAAAGTTCATTTATGGGATCATCACGGACTGTAAAAAGCACGAGGCAAGAAATGGCATCATGGCTTTCCTGACTTTGGCTGGTCCAAAGGGCGGCACAGTAGGTTCGTTGCTTTGCTTCAATGATGTGTATGAGCCTAATCAGAAGCATTTGACCACTGGAGATATAGTGATCATGTCTGTGTTGAAGCAGACAAGTGATAGATACCCACAATCATATGTAGTTCAGGGAGTTGTCCCAGTCGGGCGGGCTTTTTAATTCACTGAAATACATTGAAAGGGGGAATAAATAAACATATGGAGGGTTGAAAAATGTCGAGGGCGGCGGTGGCTAAGGAAAGTGGGTTGTCAGTTGAAGACGTTGACAAGGTATTTGATGCAGTGGTCGCAATATGCGACAGGGGCGGAATGGTTAAAATAATGGGCTTTGGCACGTTCAAGCCCAAGAGCGTACAAAAGCGGAAGGGGCGCAACCCCATGACAGGGGAAGCAATCATGTGTAAAGGCTATAGAACTATCACATTCAGGGGCCACACAAAATTAAGGCAAAGGATGGCAAAGGATGAGTGAATATCAAACAACGGTTGAGGTTGCCACTCCAAAGGGATGGGTGGAAAAGGATGTCACCGATGAGCTGTTAATTACAGACATCGGCGGCGACATGGACCGGGTTGCTGCACAAATATCGTACTATGGAGCACAGGCCGGGTCCGCAACTGAGCTGGTGTCTAAGTTAGATGGCCAGTTCAAGTCTTGGAAAGCCAACACGGCGCAGGAAATACTGAAGGCTGAACCGAAAATGGCTGAGTGGAAAACCAAGGCCATTGTTGAAGGGCGTGATGAGTACATCACATTTGTGAACAAGATCGCAGCTGCCCAGCGGAATGCTGATGCGTTGTGGTCGGTGTATGCCGGCTTCAAGGCCAAGGCAAATATGCTCCAGTCCAGAGGGGCGATGGCCCGTGATGAGATGGGAGCAATGGGGATGACGACACCGGCGAAAAAGCCGGTCAAAGCACCGGTCAAAGCACCGGTCAAACAAAAAGTCTAATGGAGGTGACGAGATGGGTTTGAATGTAGGCAAAATGAAAAAATATCGGCAGGAAAAGTCCAATGCCGGAAGGGGATGGACACCTGACGAGGGGGACACCAGGCTGTACATAGCACCACCGCAGGACGGGATGAGTGAACACGAAATGACTGACGGGTTCAACTTCCTGGACGTGGTGGTTCACTATGGCCTTGGGCCGATGGGCAAGCAGGGGGCCGGTTGCCTCAATCCGGCGCAGAATCCGATCTTGAAGCATCCTGCCATGCAAAAGGCACTCAAGGATGCTGGTGTCGATGTCAGCGGCGGTTGCCCAGTTTGCGAGCAGTTGGACGGGACCAGCAAGGATGATCCGGGCCTGTGGCAGACGGACAAGGACCAGGCCATGGAAATCAGGCGGCAGTCCAGGTACATCTGGAAGATCATCCCGGTGGAGCAGCGCAAGTCGTCAAGTGATGACTACACACCGGCCCAGCCTGACAAGCTCCTGCCCTATGAAGTGGGCAAAACGGTCTGGGAAGGAATCTGTGATGTCATTGCCGACAACGGCGATATCACTGACCCGACAGATGCCAAGATGATCAAGCTCACCCGGAAGGGAACAGGCATCCAGACCAAGTACAACATCAGCCTGGACCGGGAATACAAGCCCACCAAGGCGCAGCAGGCACTCATCATGAAGGGGGCCAAGTGGGATCACGAGTCCAACTTGTTCACCTATGTGGCCCAGAACACCTTTGTGTCGAGGGCTGACTTGGAGGCGTTGCTGGCCGGGGTGAGCACTGAAGAGGCTGCGCCGGAATCCACCGGGGATGGCAACCCTGAGTGCTATGGCTTCATGTTTGAGGACGGGTCTGAAGAGTGCGTTCAATGTGCCATGGCCGATGCCTGCAAGGTCAAGTGCGAGGGCGGTGAGGTGGAGCCGGAAAAGCCCAAGAAACAGCCGGCAAAACCTAAGCGTGAAAAGGCCAAACCGGCCAGTGATGAAGGGGATGGGGACGGCGGTGACCCTGAACTGGATGAACTGGAAAAAGAGTTGGCTGCTCGTCAAAAAGGTGAGTGACGGTGGTTGAGCGGAAAAAGCAAAGCACTGGCGGCGGACCGGCCCAGCCTGATGCTGTTGAATCACTCCTGGATGGTATCATCAAAGACCACGGGAAGGAATCAGCGCAATTAATCGGGGCTGGCGGTCCGGCGGTCCAGGTCCGGGGTGTCCTATCAACGGGCAACCTGGTCCTGGACCACGCCATTGGCGTCTGGGGTGTTCCATATGGTCGTTTGTCGATGATCTATGGACCAGAAGCGGGTGGCAAGACCACGATTGCTTTGCAGTTAGCGGCTGAGGCCCAGCGGAAAAAAGGCGCAGTGCTTTATATGGATATGGAGCACAAATTGGACTTGGGCTATGCGCAGAAGCTGGGGGTGGACACGGACCGGATCATCATATCACAACCGCCATATATGGAGAAATGCATGGCTGTCATTGAGACGGCCATCAAGATACACCAAAAGGTTAAGGATGTGCCCTTGCTCATTGTGTTCGATTCCTTGAACGCAGCGTCCACCAAGGCTGAGTTGGAGGGCGATTATGAGCAGAAGCATTATGCGCCAGGGGCCGGGGTGATGTCCCAAACGCTGAAACGGATCATCCCGCTTGTGGCTACATCCAACACTGTGCTCCTGTTTATCAGCCAGGTCAGGCAGAAGATCGGGGTGCAGTTCGGGAATGACAAGGACACGGCGTGCGGGAATGCGCCAAAATTCTATGCCAGCGTGGTGATCGAGGTGTACAGGAAAGGCATGCTCAAGGAAAGTGATGCCAGCGATGCCAAGGTGATCGGGAACAAGGTGGGTGCCTATATTGCCAAGAATCAGGTGGCCCCACCGTTCAGCCGGGTTGAGTTTCAAATCCTGTACGGGTCCGGGACGGACAATGTCAGATCAGCCATTGACCTGGGCAAGCAATTAGGAATCATCCAGCAATCCGGGTCGTGGTTCAGCATGGGTGAAAAAGGAAAGTGGAATGGCGAAAAAGGATTCAGGACGTGGGCAGCAGAAAATCCAAAAATGTTTGATGCCATCCTTGGGAAAATCAAACAGCGGGCGCAACAGCGTTGAAGTGGAGCGTGTGAAGTTGTCCGTGATCGGATCAGTTCGGACTGTTCATCCTGAAGTTGAATTTCAGCCGATGATAATTGCGGCTGTCAACTACACCATGAGAGGTTCGCTGCCGGACGGCGTGCCACTCGCAAAGGTAGCAGAGCAGACCACGGCTGTTCTGAAAGAGTCCATTGGCTTGCTCAAGACTGTAAAAGAGGGCACAATGGACAGTTTGATATACGTGGAAAAGAGGGCGTGATGAAATATCTGTTTTGTTCAGACTTGCACGCAAGCAACCAGCTACAAATGGCTCAACCAGTCAACCCTGATGGGCTGACCGACCGTCTGGATGTTGCGATTGCGTTGATTGAGGATGTGTACGTGGCAGCGGACACTTTGGGGATTGATGATGTGTTTTTCCTGGGCGATTTATTTGACAGGAAAAATGTGGATTTGATCACCATGAAGTATGTTCTGGGGAAGCTGGCCGAAATGGCTGCCAAGTACAGCAGGATCACATTCCATATCCTTCCGGGGAATCATGATGCCTTTGATTCAGCGGGCTGGCATTATTCCGTGGACATTGCCAGATTGCTGTGGCGTCCCAACATCCAGGTGATGCGAGACACCACGCCACTCATTACCGGGGGCGGCGGAATCCCTGTTCATTTTTATCCGTTGCCATATGCAAACCGTGAGACCACCATGAAGCGGTTGACGGCTATCAGGCCGGATGGCCGGGTGAATATCCTATTGGCCCACCATGAGTTCATTGGCGGGAAGCAGGGCAAATGGATTTGCGATGATGGGATTGACCCCAAGCACGTCAAGCAGTTTGATGCGGTCTTTTCCGGTCACTTTCATGAGCCGCAGACCGTTGGCGATAATGTGGTGTACATCGGGTCCATGCTGCCGCTGATATTTGGGGACAGCGACAAGCGTGGATATGTGATTGTGAAGGTGGACCGGAACGGCACAGTTGACTTTGAGCATTACCAGATGGACAACAGCCCTGTCTTTCTGGACGTTGATCTTGACTTGAGCAAGCCGGATATCAAGCTGGGCGATTACAAGCACCGGGGGGCATATACCAGGGTCAAGGTTCGGGGCGACAAGGACCAGATCAGGCAGATGGACAAGGCCGGTCTGGAGCATGAGTTGAAAGAACACGGTGTCACATCCTTCAAGATGGACATCGAGGCAAAAGAAAAACAGCAACAGCGGATCGAAATCAAAGCTGGGATGACGGCCACAGACTTGATCCGATCATATGTGAATGATACAGGGGTTGTTGAAGGGTCAGGACTGGACCCTGAAAGGCTCATCAAAATTGGCATTAAATGCTTTGAAGGTGGGTTAGCAACCAGAGACACAAAGGCAGGCACAAAAGTGGCAGAGCGTGCCAGAGAGGTGCGATTTGATGCCATTACTATTAAGGGCTTTGCCTCATTCGGCGGCGGGGACAACGTGCTTGAGTTCGGGAAGCATGATTTGGTCCTGATATCAGGCGAAAACAGGGACAGCACCGGGTCGGATTCCAACGGGGCCGGAAAGTCCAATTTGTTCAAATCGTTGACATGGTGCCTTTGGGGACAGACCGTGGACGGGATGGGCGTGGACGTTGTCAACCGTGATCCGTCAATTACATCTGCCAAGGTCGTGCTTGAATTCAGCCTGGACAAAACAAAATACAAGGTGGAGCGGTTCAGGGGGAAGGGAAGTGGGGTGAGGTTGTTCCAACTCACCGGGAAAAAATGGGATGACATATCAGGATCATCCATCACCGATACTCAAGGGAAATTGAACAACCTTTTGGGGATGGACATGCTCACTTTCCGCAACACGGTCCTGTATGGGCAGAATGATCAGTCAAAGTTCACCGATTTTACCACCAGCGATGCGGACCGGAAAGCAGTGCTCAAGGCGGCATTGCGCCTGGATGATTACGATTATGCCCAGGATTATGCCAAATCAGAGCGCAACAAGGTCCGGTCGGAAATCATGGAGCCGTTGACCAACAAGGTCCAGCAGATTGAAATACAGATGGACGGCGTGGACATCACCGGGCTTGAGGAAAAGGTGAACAACTTTGAGTCCAATCGGGCTGCTCGCATTCAGGTGGTTCGGGATGACATCGACAGAATCAAAGCATCCACACCGGATAGGAACAGCAATATCAAAGCGTTGGATTTATGTGAAGAGCAGATCAAGAAGATCACAGCCTTGAAGCCAAAGCGGGATGAGTTTGAAGAGCAAGCCCAAAAGTGGGATGATGAGATGGCTGAATGGGGCGGGAAGGTTGCCAGATTACAGTCATCCATCAGTGCTCACAAATCGTCCATCACCGATATTGAAGAGCAGATTACAAGGGTGACAGAGCGGGATGAGTGCCCTGAGTGCGGGGCAAAGTCGGATGGCACCCAGACAAAAGCGTTCATAAAAAGGTTGCGTGGGAAGGTCGCAAAGCTGAAAAAGGACATTGAAGATATGGAAGCTGAGTTGACGGAAGCGAAAGCGAAAGCACGCACTTGTATTTCAAACCGGGACAAGGCCAAGGCGGATAAGCAGGAAATTCAAGATCAATTGGATGACCTTCCCAGGCTGGAGCAGGAGTTGGGCGGAATCCGTCAGGCCTTGGACCGCATAAAACAGGATGAGCAGCGCATTCAGGACAAGTTGTTGGACATCAAAAAGATCGAAGCTGAAACCAACGAGTTCAGCGACATGCTTGAAGGGGCAAGGTCCAAGGTTGCCAAGCTGACCCGGCAGAAACACAAGGCCGGGGCGATGCTGGTTGATGCCGAGTCTGAAGCTGACCATTATGATTTCTGGTTCAAGGGGTTTGGCAACCAGGGTCTGCCCAGTTATATCCTGGACGTGGTTATGCCGACCATCAACACAGTGGCCAACCGATACCTGTCCATATTGTCTGATGGGACTATCATGGTTGATATGGACACGCAATCCCAACTGAAGAGCGGGGAAAAGCGGGACAAAATCGACATTACACACACGGTGGACGGTGTCACCGGGGTTGTTCCTTCCGGCGGGCAGCAGAAGCGGATTTCATTGAGCATCGGGCTGGCCCTTATGGATGTGTTGGCCGGTCGTGAATTCACCAGGTTCAATATCATGCTTTTGGATGAAGTTCTGGATGGCCTTGACCGGGTCGGAAAAAGCCGGGTGCTGGATCTGCTTAATCAGATCAAGGGGCAGCGTGAAACCATCTATGTGGTGTCTCATGATCCTGACATCGTTGAGTTGTTTGATCACAGCGTGACGGTGGTGAAAGCCGGTGGGCACAGCACCATCAAGTGATTGTTGGAGTTTGCATACACTTTGCAGTCAAAAACAATCAAAAAGCTAGTGCAGAAGCGTATGCAACTTGATTGATTTTATTGAATTATGAATGCACACGAGATTGTGTGGAGGATGGCATGGGCGAAATAGCATCAGCGGAGTGGTTCAGATGGACTATTTTTGCTGTTACGATGTTGGGGGTGGTCCTCAACATCAAGAAAAATCGGTGGTGTTTTCCGGTCTGGCTAGTTGCCAACGTGGCTTGGCTGATAATCAACTTGGAGGCCGGGATCATCCAGGGCGCAATCACATATGGAATATTCATCCTCACATGAATTTGGGGGTGGATGGAATGGAACAAGGGGGAAGCGGAAAATGAAGATGGACATAACAGCGATTGACGTGGTGTGTGATGGGCAAAGGGTTGCCAAGTCGGATCAGGTGGCATATGTGGCCGTGATGAAGAGCGGTGAAGTGCGCCGGATTCCGATGGACAGTGACCGCCACCTTCATGATTTGGTCCACACTCTGAAATATGAGATGGATAAGATTGTGGTGTTGCTCCGGGCGGAATCGCAGGTGAAGGCCGCACCGGTCATCATCAAGCACAACAAGGAAAATTTCTGGAAGGAATTGGCCCCAGCACTGATACAGGCCCAGCCGTGAAAAGTGCGTTTGCTTGGGTCGGCATTGACATTGGCCTGGACGGTGCTCTGGTGTCTATTGACCTTCAGGGCCGGATTGAGCTTCACATAGCACCTGTTATTGACCCGATTCCTGTCAAGGGGAAAAAGGGGAAGGGGAAGCGGCAACCGGATGAAGTGGAAATGAGGCGGCTGTTACACCATGTGAAGTTTAGTTATGGCAACTGCTTGATCGGGCTTGAGTCAGCAGCCGGGATGCCAGGCCAATCATCAGTGGCGGTCTGTACGTTCTGCACCAACTATGGATTGTGGAGGGGGATGCTGGCGGCCATGGAGTTGCCATTCTTTGCCTTCAGGTCGCAGGAGTGGCAGAAGCAAATGTTCAAAGGGATTCCCAAGGGGCATCCCAAAGCGATGGCCAGACAGGCCGCTGGACAGTTGTATCCGAGTCTGGACCTGCGAAAAAGTGAGCGGGCGAAAAAGCCGCACGAGGGGCTGGTTGATGCTCTGCTCATTGCCAGGTACATGATGAATGAATTTCCTTTTCAGGCCCAAGAGGCAGAAACAAGGGTGAAGAGGCAGAAGCAGTGAAAATTGGTATCTACATGGATGCGCAAAATCTTTGGTCCAACGCACGTGAAATTGCCATGCAATCCGGGCCGGGTCGGTTTGGGATTGATTATGTCCCCATCATCAAGATGATCAAAGGCGGAAGGGATATGGCAGTGGCCAGGGCATTTATCACGCACCATCGCAAGCATGAGTCTGAGTATCTGGAGCAACGCCTGACGGCCATGGGAATCGAGTGCGATGTGAAATATTGCCAAGGCGATGAAGGTGGCATATCATCGTATAACAACTGGAACACCGACATTGTGGCTAAGGCTACCAGTGAGCAATCGGAATGGGACGTGCTGTGCCTAGTCACGTCTAACAAGGTGTTTGTGCCTCTGGTTCAGACGGTCTTGGAGGCCGGAAAGCAGGTTGAGTTGTGGGGATTCCGGCAACATCTGGATTGGGCCATGCGCCTGCAAAATCTGGTAGGGTCCGGGTTCAGCCTGAAGGAAATACCAGAGGACATGATTATCAGGAGCAGAAATTGAGCAAGTGTCAACTACTATTGATTGATGGCAAAAACCTTTTATTCAGGGTGGGCCATTCCTTCCGGGATTTGACTTGCGTTGATTCAGATACCAAGCAAGAAGTGTCTGTGGGGGCCATTTATGGATTCCTGCGGGTGCTCACGTCCATACACAAGAATTGGGGTGGCGTGGTTATTATATGCTGGGAGTGCCAGAGGGCAGACAATTTCCGGCGTGATATTTTTCCAGAATACAAGGCCAAGGAAAGCAACGACATTGAGGTGGAGTATTGGGTTGATTCACTCCGCATCCAGATGGAGCGATTACAGGGCATGCTCACCATCTTGGGAGTCCGTCAAGCCTATTCAGAGCGGCATGAGGCGGATGATGTTATGGCCACCTTGGCAACCAGGATGTCGGGACCGGGCCGGACGGTGGTGATATACACCAATGATGCTGACCTGCTTCAAGCTGTTCAGCCCAATGTTTTGCTGGTCCAACCCAAGCGCAAAGGCGAAGATGTTTGGGATGTAGAGCGCATCCGGGCGGAATATGAAATTGAGCCGGGACAGTTCCTGGATATCAAATCACTCACCGGGTGTAACAGCGATAATGTGCCTGGGGTGAGGGGAATCGGGGAAAAGCGTGCGTTGGAGTTGATTTATGAGTTCGGGTCCGTTAACAGCGTGTTGGAGGCATCGCTGGATTGCGATGACCACAAGCTCAAACGTATACTGGGGATGGTCCGGGACAGCCATGAAATCATAAAGCGGGCACGGAAGCTGGTGAAGCTACACGATGATGTTAAGCTGTTGTGGCTCCCAAGGGAAAGGGATGTGCCCAAGTTCAAGGATGAAATTTTGCGCAGGTGGAAGTTCAACCATTTTGCTTCACCAAGCAAGATGTATGACTTAACACAGCTGGGGGGTTGATCATGGACGGATTTGATGAACTGAAAAAACCAGCAAGCAGCGATTGGTATGAGATGGGCAAAGAAGCTGCCAAGGAAATGACCCGGACAGAGGGCCAGAATGTGGTTTGGAATCTGGGCTATTTCAGGCAAGGTATCCTTGATGTCATCCACTCCAAAGTCGTGAGCCGGGATTCACACCCTGACCCGGAAGGAAATTTCACAGAGGGGTGATATGGGCAAGCGTAAAACAAAAGAAAAAGCCGGCAGAACAAAGCCGATGAAGTCACCTTATAAAAACAGGCGGATCATTGAGCAGTTCATGGCCACCGATTTCATTGACCCCAAAAAGAAAAAGCATGTTGATTATGTGATTCTGATGGAAGGATATCAGGTGCTCACTTCACGGGAAGTCTATCAGATCAAATTCAATTATGCTGAGTGGGGTGATGCCTCTTGGGTTAAGGCGCAGTGGCCCAAAGAGGTGCCCAAGCTGATACATCGCAGCAAGCTCCGTGTGATTCTGGGGGCAGAGCGTGCCAAATTCTTTTGGCGGAATGGGAGTACACGCAAATGATCGGAATCAAACGCAACGTGAGCGATGGCCAAGTGATTTGTCCCAAGGCGGGCAGACCAGTTCGCTGGTCGAATTGTCGTGTGTGCCATGATCAAATCAAGGTCATTTGGAAGGGGGAAAAGACAGAGGCACCGGATCACGTGGTGTGTTCTGTTAAGGATAAAGATGACACAGACAAGGCAAATAATCTGGCAAGCCAACATCAATGATGCTGTTGCTTGCGTTGTCCAACGGCGGAACGGAAGCATCAGCGTTGAAAAGATAGATGGTGACCCGGTTGAGCACTCAATGTTGATGGTGGCCAAGGCGGCTGAGGATGCTGAAATCAGCGGGATCATTTATGTGGATGAGCGGGGGATGAAGGAATATGAGCGACAAGCAGGACGGAAGCGGGCCGGAAAAATCAAGCGTCAGAAAGTTAGTCAAGCTGACCTTGAATGAGGCAGCCAACAGCCGGGGATTCAAACACCACGATGCTGTTGTAATTATCAATGACAGGGTCCACAAATATCTGACCAAAATACCTGATTCAGAGGTCTTGGCCAGGGCCGGGTGGACCAATGTGATACAGTTTGCTAAGCGGACCGCAACGCCATTGCGGGCCATAAGCAAGGCAGCTGTTGGAGTTTACATAGCAAACCTTGACGCAGCATTCAAGGAAATGGCGGATGGGCGTTGGGGGAAGGGGGAAGTGAATGACACCACAAGCCAGACAAAAGCTGATCATTGAATTCTTGGATCAGCAAGTCAAGCCGTTGATTGATTCAAGATTCAACACGGAAGCGGATCAGAAGCGGCTTCATGAAATTGAAGAGTTCATCGACAAGCACTGTTTGCCTCTGTTGGACACCAAGGGGCATGACTACACGGCGGGCAACGCAGAAAAGGGTGAAGAGCCGGATGCGCTGGCAAACTTCAAGGAAATAGCCAATGCTCTTCAGGGCCGGGGCGTGGACAAGTATGACGTGTGGTATGTGTATTTTGCCAAGCACCTGGATGCGTTGAAGACGTGGCTGAATGACAGGCGGGTCCGGTCAGAGCCATTACAGGGTCGGATTGCTGACCTGGTTAATTATTTGCTCATCCTGGTGGCGTTGCTTGAAGAGGATGGGCTGTAAACAAAGGGGGAAGGCATGACCGCAACAGTGGACGGGAACGGGAAGGAAAAAATCAATGTCAGTGACTGGCGGACCAATATCAAGACGTGGTTCTGGAAGCTGGTATTCACTCTGATATCGGCCAAAGTCCTAATCACGGCGGCGATGATTTCCTTGACCTATGGCTTGGCTGTGGTGCAGAGGCCGGTGGAGGTGCTCAGGGATGATGGATCCATCGACATATTTCACACGCCATACCTGAGCGGGGAGCAACTGGTGGCGCTATGGGGGACCATCATCACAGTGTTCATGGGGGCCAGAGTCATGGTGCCGGCCATCAATGCTGTTACCACCGGCGTGACCAATGCCTTGCTCGCCAAGAACGGGAACGGCCATGATGATGTCGATGACAGCGATTATGAGCCGAGTGAAGATGAAGAGCCGGAAGGTGCGTGATGGATTGGGATATCTGGATGGTTCTGTATGAATGCACGCACTGGATCAAGACGGTGGGTGGCCTTTATTTTCTGGGCTTGGGGTCCATCATGGTCCTGAAGTCATCAACCAGATCGGCTGGCATTGGATGTGCCATCGCAGCCGGTCTGCTTTTGTTCGGGGTGTAACATGACAGACAGACCCAGTTGGGATGAGTATTTCATGACCATCGCAAGGGATGCGTCAAGCCGGGGAACGTGTACCAGGCCGGGGCGGAAGGTAGGCGCTGTGATTACTCATGGCAGAAAAATCCTTGCCACCGGATACAATGGCGCACCATCCGGGGCACCTCACTGTAAGGATGTGGGGTGTGTTCGTGAGCGGATGAAGGTGCCCAGTGGTGAGCGGGCGGAATTGTGCCGAGGTCTTCACGCAGAGCAAAATGCGATACTTCAGGCCGCAGAGCATGGCGTGTCTATCCGGGGCGGGACAATGTACGTGACCCACAGCCCGTGTTCCATCTGTATGAAGATGATCATCAATTCCGGGGTGACCCTGGTAATTTTTGCGGGTGAATACCCTGATGGGCTTGCTCCAAGGATTGCCACGGAAAGTGGTTGGCAGTGGGTGTCGAATAAGCAGGGGGGTGCTGTTGGCACCATTGAAAGGATCATGGAGTGGAGGTCAAAATGAAAAAGTTGGTATTGGTGATGGTAATTGCGCTGTCAATCTTGGGGTGCGAACAGTGCGCTACACAGGTTGAAGAGCAGGTGGCAGAGCTGGTCGTTGATGAGACAGTTCAGTGGTCGGACACAACCACGGAATCGGAAGTGGCTTCAGAGCCGGAATCTGAACCGACATTGGATGTGATTCCCAGCACTCTGCCACCGGAAGTGGAGCAGGAGTGTGAAGAGGGCTATGCCTCATGGTACGGTCCAGGGTATTACGGGAACAGGACAGCGAATGGCGAAAGATATTGGGGCGACAAGATGACAGCGGCCCATCGCACTCTGCCATTTGGGACCATCGTGGACGTTTGCCGGATAGATGGCCGGGCCGGTCCTGATGTCGGGGAATGCATCGAGGTCCGCATCAATGATCGTGGTCCATACATTCGTGGCCGGATCATTGACTTGTCGAGGGCGGCGGCTGAGGAATTCAACATGATTGGGGAAGGTACTGCCCTGGTCAGAATCTGTATTGTGGAAAAGCCGGAATAAAACCATTCATCCAATCCTGCCTGTTTCATGAATAAGTAAGCAGAAGCTGATAAATGTGGAGGTGAAACATGTTGAAGTGGTTGATGGGAAAAATTTGCGGGATGGTAGGGCACAATTGGCGGACGGTGTACCAACACCCAGCCAGCCGGAAGCGGCCAGCACTGGCCCAGGTTAAGTGCCTCAGATGTGGTAAAACAAAGTGGGTAAAGTCGGGACAACCACTTGGAAAGGTCCGGGGGAAGCGTAAGCGAAAGGAATCATGAGGTGCCCAGGGTGCAACAAAGAGGTCGGTGATGACCATCTGCTCGTGCTCCAGTTGACGTTTGATGACCACTTAGTGTGGGATAAGAACAAGGTGCTGGCAGCGGTCAATTCATGCCGATTCCTTCAATACAGATTCCACAGAGAGTGCGCAGAGGGTGCCAGCCTACATTATGAGCCGTTGACCATGACCATTGATATGCGGGCGTGGGGCGATAACATGCCGGAAGCGGAACGGATTGCCAAGGCTCAGATCAAGGAACAACTGGGCGAGATGGTTTCGATTGCCGAGAATGATGGCACATCTTTGATGGAGCAGATCAGCAAGTTCAGACAGCGGAACAAGAAGATGAAACGGACCAATTGGGTTGAAGTTACAAAGGACGGGGGCATCATTCAGGTGTTCGGGCTTGAAGAGCGGGATGATGAAGGTGTCTCGTTGAACGATATTCGCAAGAGGTTCCAGCGTGCCAATCCCTGAATGGATGAATGAGCTGAAGCAGGATTGGCTGTTCAAAGAATTGGAGCCGG